ATACATTACCACTACTAGTGGGGTACTTGATCTCTATGCTGGTGGAAACCTTGATTTAATTGGTTCCAATATTTTCTTCAATAGTGGTGTTGGTTCTCAGGCAGGAACAGCTGCATCAGCAGGTATTTCAAAGGAAGCCTACTATACATCTCGTGTTCCTGAGCATGAACCTTGGGCTCGTGTTATGACCAAAGCTAGTATTACTGACCAAGATTCAAACAATACACACACCAACTCCGCAGAATATGCGTATAATGATAAAGAAGTTGGTCGTATGGAGCGTGGTGATGATTTGGGTCGTAATGACAAATGGCACCGATGATTAACGATAAGTCGCAAAATAGTAAATATATGTAGCATTATCACAAGGATAAGGAATGGCACGCAACTTATATAAAGGTTTTTCATCATTCGAATTTCAGACGAACAAAACGTTCAAACTGACGGATGTTGAGATTGTAAAAATGGACCTACTAAACCACATCTTTACAAGACGTGGCGAACGTGTCATGATGTCAACATTTGGAACACAGATCCCAGATATGGTATTTGAACCATTGGATGATGAGACGGTAGATGTAGTTAACGAGGAACTTCAAGCTGTATTTCATTACGACCCACGTGTCACACTTATGGCGATAAATGTATATCCCGTCTACGAAGAAAATGCAATATATGCTAGTGCGCGTCTCTATTATAATGAATTAAACGTCACTGATACGTTTGAACTGAATATACAGTTTGAGAATTAATCTAAGAGTACCAATAAAAAATGACAAGACAAATTTCACGAGCAGAAGCATGGGAGCGCGTACACGAGGCGTTTACACAGGTTAACTTTAACTCTTTTGATTACAATACCATCAAAGAGAGTTTACTTGATTATACCAAACTATACTTCCCTGAAGACTTTAACGACTACATTGAGTCGAGTGAATTCATTGCTCTTCTTGAGATATTTGCTTATGTTGGTGAATTACTCGCATACCGCATGGACGTCAACGCCCATGAAAACTTCTTTTCGACGGCTGTCCGCAAAGAATCTATTCTCCGTTTAGCTAAATTTATTTCATATAAAGCTACTCGTAATATTCCAGCGCGTGGTCTAGTGAAGATAACATCAGTTCAAACGACTGAACGAACATTAGATTCTCGTGGCCGTAACGTCGCCAACACTCGAATTGCTTGGAATGATGGCAATAATCCAGACTGGAAGGAACAATTCCTTCTAGTTCTTAACAAATTTTTAGAACAAGAATTTGGTACTGTTGCTCCTAATGAACGTATCCAAGTTGACGATGTACTATTCGAATTATATACTCTAAACAATACACCAACGTCAACGGGCAGCTCATCTGTCATTAAATATAACGCCAATGTAAATGGTTCTAGTTATCCAATGGAGTTAACGCCAATTCAGTTAACTGAATATGGTCCTGAAGAGCGCCGCCCTGAACGTAGTGCAAAAATGTCAATTCTTTATGGATCAGATGGTCTAGGAGATGGATCTGATACTACCGGTTTCTTTCTATTTACGAAGCAAGGAACTCTTCGGGTCCAAGAACAATTCTTTGATGGTGTAACACCTAACCAGATTGTCGATATAACGGCAGATAATATCAATGAAACAGACGTATGGGTTAATAATGTAAGTCCAACAACTCGTGCTATTGTTGAAACGGATCCAATTCAGACAATTCTACCACACTTTAAGTTTGGTGATACTCGCTTTGGTGAATGGGTAGAGGTAGATATTGCAAATGCCCAAAATATCATTTTTAATACCAACGCTAACCGTCATAAGTATGAGATCGAATCTCTTGATAATGACAACATTCGTCTAGTATTTGGTGATGGTGAATTCTCGGATGTTCCGAGTGGTGCTTTTGATATCTGGTATCGTATATCAGCAAACGAAGACATTTCAATTCCGCAGTCTTCTGTTGTAGATAAAACAGCTTCATTCTCATACCTTGACTCTACTGGCGCAGTACAGACAGCAGTAATTTCATTCTCACTAATTAACTCTCTGCAGAACGCTTCACCATCTGAAGATCTCGAACACATCCGCCGTGTAGCATCATCTGTATACTACACACAAGATCGTATGGTTAATGGACGCGACTATAATGTTTACATGCTCCAAGATCCTTCTATCTTAAAACTTCGTTCAATTAACAGAACATTTGCGGGTGATTCAAAATATATCGCATGGCATGATCCAAAAGAGTATTATGAAGATGTAAAAATGTTTGGTGATGACCTTGGCATTTATTGGGTTAATAATGATCCCATCGACGGTAACTCAACCACTGTCAGTGGCTCATATTCCGCACAACAGGTTCTTATCAACTACATTCAGCCACTACTATGCAATACGGACTTCTTCGCTGTTGTTACTTCTGAGATAGAACGTCTTAAATCTGTTTATTCTGTTGGTTCTCCAATTCAAACAGTGTCAACTACTCCACGTTGTTCCTTCACTACATCTGAGACGGATGCTATTATTGCAGCCCTTGAAGCTTCAACAACAAACGAGCCTGATATTGATCTTTATTATTCGGCCACTTATGATGACTGGACAGTAGGTGTTCACCCTTGTGATCTTCCAACCGGTTCACCACTAACTGGATGTTCAACACCAGCAGAATCCATTTGGATGGTTCGAATTGAAGCTAACTTCGCTGATAATGGGACTCTTCAGAGTTGGACGGTCCGTTCTTATTCTCGTCATCTAGTAGCTCATAGTGAATTGACCAAATTCTGGAACACCAACTCTGCAAACCGTGTTATTAACCTCAACACACTTTCATCGTTGGGAGATGAGATTGTCGTACTACAAGCTAATGCAACATCGAATGGAACTGAGTTATTGGATCAAAACTACAGCTTTACAGTTCTCGGCCAAGAAGTAATTGATGATGTTACTTTAGGGGCTGGTCTTCCTGATATCCATCGTTTATCTATCTTACCTGGAGATTTGAATGGTGATAGTATCCCTGACAATCTAAATCAAGAACCCCTATTAGAAACTCAGTACACTATTACAACATTTGGTTCTCCATCTGAGATCATTCTTCCAAATTCCAAATTCTTCGTTGTATCAACGGACGCAAACATGGATGAAGAGATTGAAGTGTATATTGATCGTGTTCGCTATACATTTGCTGATGGTAGCTTGTTGCCATCAAGTGTCGATATTAATGGTTTAGCGTATGGCATTTATGTTCCTAGTGTACCAGTACTATCGGGGTCTACTGTTGTGGTGATTATTCGTTCACAAGTATACTTATATCGTGCTTCAACGACAGATAGTTGGGCTCCGCAACCAGCGAATATTGATACGATTGCTGCGTGGACGTTAGATCTAACAGAACAATATTACAAGCGTGTTCCAGGTCGTTATCCATTGAACTTTGCGTGGTTCCACTCAACACCAAACCTGCACTTAGTAGATCCAGCAGCTTCAAATATAATTGATACATTTATCACGACTCGTGGTTATTACACTGAACTACGTCGCTACCTTGAAAATAGAACCACTGTTGCCCCAACAGCCCCAACACCCCGTGAATTAAGAGCTTCATATGCACCAATGCTAGAAAGTAAGATGATCTCCGACACGATGATTCTACATCCAGGTAAATTTAGAATCTTGTTCGGGCCAAAGGCCATCCCCCAACTTCGAGCCACCTTCAAAATAGTTCGTCCAACTACCACGTCTATAACGGATAATGAAGTTAAAGTTCGTATTGTAAGTGCAGTTCGCTCATTCTTTGACATTAATGACTGGGAATATGGAGAGACATTCTATTTTACGGAGTTATCAGCAGCAATCCATGCAGATCTTGGACCGGAGATCGACTCAATCGTAATTGTACCAACAAGTTCACAGAACTACTTTGGTGATCTATTCCAAATTCAAGCTCGTGAAGATGAGCTATTCATACCTGATATCAATACTTCAGATATACAGGTTGTTCAGTCTCTTACCTCTGATACGATTCGTCAAAAAACATAAAATCCTAAATAGCGTGATTTTCTCCAACGGTACCCATCTATAAATATAGTGAGTACCATTGGAGAAATTTATCGTGTCAGATGGCAATAACAACTCAGACTACAACAAGAAAAGCACAGACCTTTTTAATTACCTACCAGAAACCAACCGTTCTGATGTAAACAGATCGGTTATGAGCAACCTATTGAACCGCTTTCTATCTAAGATGGAAACGGATCGTGTTGCTGGTTATATTGGTGAAGGTAATCCAAATGCTATTGTTAAACGTCAGATAGTTGAACCAACAATTCACCGTCAAGCATTTCAGCTCCAGCCAATTCTTTACGATAAGATCGGTTCTGAGGAACACATGGCCTCTTGGAAGGACATTGAATCGGAGTTACAACGTCTTGGTGTTGATATAGATCTAATTAATTCATGGGGTCAGCTCCTCCAGTTTAACTGGATTCCACCTATTGATATCGATAAACTCGTTCACTACAATGATTATTACTGGGTTGATACAACTACCCCAAATTCCAAACCACAATATATCACGATTCGCAGCCGTTCAGCTGATATGTCACAGTGCACTGCACAGGGTGGTTGGGATATCGCTCAATGGGATGATAACCCAGCATCACCATTATGGAATGGTGACCACGAAACGTTCCTTGCGAGTATTTCGCATGCCTCTCCACCTGCTGGATCAGCTACACAAAGTGCTTTATGGTATGATGTTACCGCTGATATCCTATACCAGTATGATGCAACTGGTGCAACATGGGTTGTGATTTGGAACACATTCTCAGATGTACTAGCTAATACGAATGGTTTAGCTCTTTGGGATCTATATGCTGGTTGTCCAGAATCAATTCAGATTCCAGCAGTGGACCAGTGGTCTTCAAATAATAACTGGGTCCACAAAACAGATGTGGGTAATTTTACCACAGCTAAACCAGCACAATATCCAATTATCGAATATCAGTGGGACCTAGAACTCAATGAATGGTCACATGTCAATTATGATTGGAAATATCGCCAGAGCTTCCTCAACTCTTGGTCATCAACGGATGTTGAGCCATCACTGTTTGAACTCACCCCAATCGAGTTTTGGACCGTTGGAGCTTCAAATGAACTAGTTTTTCATGAGAAATATGGTGACTTGACAGATTGGTTTACACCAGGTAAACAGTTCCAAGCTATCGATACAACAGAAGTATATGTAGTTGATCACTCTGTCTATAAAACAGATGTAGTTGGTGAGCCATATAAGACTCGTGTAACAATAACTGTTGATGTTAGTTCAACAGCTCTAATTTCAGCTACATTATCACCTATCAGTGCAAGTCTAACACCTCTGCATCCTCTAGCGACTTCAATG